TCTGCTAGGGTCCAATATACGTGGTCGCCGACTAAAGCAGAGCCACCTCCGCCACCTCCGCCACCAATTATACCATTATTTTGTATGGTCACTGCTACCGAAACTGATAGCGCAGGACCACCATTGCCGCCCGTGCTGGATAATGGTGTGGAATTTGGTTGTGCTGGTGCTCCGTTATTAATTGAGGCATTGATCCATTGGCTATTGCCTCCTGCACCACCTGCACCAATAATATATCCCTGATTGATTAGGGTGACTCCGCGGGGGAAAGAATTTTGTATAGTCAATGCCGGAGAACCAGTGGATGTAGATCCGATAACAGTTCCGGGAGGAACTACTGCAATTAGGGGGCGAGATCCATTCCATCCGGCATTTATTGCCGCAGTATATAAATTTAAATTATAGCCACCGGGCATATTAAATTGAAACACGTATGCTTTGCCCAATAACTCATACATGGAATTGGTTGTGCCTGACGAACCACCGCCAGAAGCAATACCAGACTCGCTGGTTAAGTATCTGACACCACTGTCGTTAAAACTGATGGATTGGGTACTTGACAACCCAAGTTCTGTGTTGACCTGCGACATTGATATAGCACTTGTGGGTAATGTCATATTATGGAGATGCGAAGGCTGTTATGTTATTTAGGGCAATAAAGTTACCAGAACTGTCAAGGGACGCAATGTTTGTTCCATTATATTGGAAATATAATTTACTGCCAGATTGGAACACTGCGAAATTAGTCGTTGACAATGCTGGGGTAGAACTAGCAGTGGTTGCATGTGCCACAGAACCTGATGCTGTCTGATACCCAGGATCATTACTAAAAGCATTTAAACTTGTGGGAGCACCAGTTAATTTACCATATGCCAAACTTGTTATCCATACAGGATTTGCATATGATCCGCTGGTGTAAACCCCGTTAGTCACCGCACCCGCAGTCAAACTTGCGGCAGTTCCGCTGAAGTTTGTGCCAACAAATGTTGGGGCGGCACCGTTTACCACGCTTTGATTTAGAGTATAACTACCACCACTTAGAGTCAGGGTGTTGGATCCGTTGTTGACACCAGTACCACCATAAGTTGGATTGATAATTGTTGCATTCCAAGTACCAGTTGCAATAGTTCCTATTGCTGTGATATTTGTTTGGCTTGCCGTAGCGATTGTACCTGTTATGGTTGCGCCCGAATTACCTATCGTTGCGGCGTATACATTGCCTGCAGAAACTGTACCAAAGTAGCCAGTCAACCATTGTCTAGATACATTACCAATGGTATAATTTAGTGTAGCGGCTGGTAATAAATTTGATGCAAATATTGTGTTTCCGCTACCACCACCAGTGATCGCAGATATCTGTGTGTCTACATAACCCTTTGTAGCAATTCCCAACGGAGCAGTGGGAGTACCATTAACTACACCCAAACCTGTTGTTCCCGAGAAGGCCAGCACATTAGTCTGTGTTCCACCAACATTGACTGAAAGATTAAGACCATTGTTGCTTGCAGTTGATGATATCTGCAGGTTACCACTGGATACACCAATAGCAGAGTTAGCAGAAGTAATCATTGTTGATTCAACTGATGATGCAAAATTCATTCCAGGATTAATTGTAGATAAACCTGATATAGACGTTTGCGGCACAAAGGCTGTTGAATCACTGCTGGCAACAGCAACCAACTTGTTATTAACCAATACGTTACCAACAGTATGAGGAGTTGATGTAATATCAGTTACTGTATTTCCAGTAATAGCCGTAATAGCCGCACCGGGTAATATTGCCGGGCCGATAGAAATCCAAGATGTTCCACTATAAACGCTGAACTGACTGTTTAGGGTATTCCACCAAAAGTCACCTACTACCGGGTTTAGTGGAGGGGTTGCGCCAGTCTGACTACTGGAAATAATCTTCCAATTTGTTCCCTGCCAAACTGAAAGGTGTTTGTTTGTGCTATCCCACCATAGTTGACCCAATAGTGGTTTATTGGGTGCTGATGCGCTGGAGAAATTTTCCAGGATTTTAATAAAATTTTCATTGATGAGTAGACCGTAACCCGTATAATTTTCCCCCACTAAGTTGATGCTTGTGGTAGTTGAATCTTCGGTGCCGTCATTTAGCGTCAGCAGAGCCGAACCGTTTGTAAGTGTTAAATTATACGCCATTATCCTGTATTCCCATTTATCACTTATTTATGCGGATTTGGATTAGGAATTCGTAGAATAGATCTGTCCCGAATTGCCGCCGCCCCAGGATATTATTAATGCCCCTGGATTACCGTCGCTGGGCTGGTAGGTTGTGATACCATAATCTGGCGTAATTGTTTGTGCTCCGCTGGAGTATGTTGTTATCGTATACCATTCTAGATAATTTAGGATAGATGCGCCACCCCCACCCGTGCCATGTGGTCCGTAAGTAGTGCCACCATCGATTACTCTAAATTCGCTAACACCGCCATGACCACCTATAGCCGGAACGTTTGTGCCCTGAGGCTCTACTGCTCCCGGTAATCCTGAAACTCCATTTGGTGAGCCGCCTGTACCACCTGTACCACCTGCCATAGTTATCTCCTTTTATTTTTCCAAAACTCATTTAGTTTTGGGTATTTATCTAAACAATTCTGATCTATTAGGTTGGCACATTCAATGATACACAAGTCATCGTATGCAATGTTGCCCGCATTTTGTTCCAAAACATCAGGCCTATCTAATTTAGAAAATTGTTCTGCTAGATACGTGGCTTTTTCGCCCACAACTGCCACAACCATATTCCTATCGCGGTGCGGTAATAATTGTGTTTTAAAAATATTAGTGCCAAATACTGAATGTACTGCACCCGCCAAACACACATCAGTACTTTGCCCGGCGTTTTTAAGTATATCATAGGTGCGAAGTAGATGTGTTATCAATGTTCTATTACTGTGATTTATTTTATCTGCACCCAGTGATTCTAAAAATACTTGGACTCTGTCTCTATCAGCATCTGTGGCAGAATTGGGAGTTATTTTAAACATGACACTGATGCGAAGATCGGGACAAATACGAGTCACACCACGACTCACGTGTAATTGATTGCCAGTAAAGACTAGGGCTTTGTTTCGTTTGGGCAATTCTGCATGAGCAATGGAGTCACTGTCATATATCATAGTTTCTCCGCCCCACTCACGACGCCACAGTTTATTCATATAGACTATTACAGTTTTGTCGTTGGGTCTAAGTGAATCCCTATGCGGGTATCCCTCTACACCAAAGGTGTGACTATTGGCATAACAACGAATTAATCTGTGATCAGGGAAATGTTTTATTTGTGCATAAGCCCAAGATTCTTTAAGCACATCGGGAAGTTTGTCACTAACATCTAATCCGTTTTCAATGATACAGTTGGTAAAATCAATATTCCAATGCCCGTAGCCCATAGTGGGGTTTGATCTCCAGCCATAATTCCATCCTGATTTTTGCAATTCCAAATCAAGTTTTATTAGAATATTATCCGGAAAAAAATCATTGATTGAGTTAATGTTTGTGTTAATCACCGCCACCGCCACCGCCGCCATCGCCACCGCCACCATCGCCGCCACCAGAGTCGCCACTACCACCGCCGCCATCGCCACCACCACTAGAATAAGGAGCAACTCCGTCATCGTAGGCTGCACCGCCTGATCCGCCACTGGGTATTGTCACCGTACCAAAACTACCAGTTATTGTTGTTGCTTGATTGCTGTCGCCAACAACAATGGTCAATGTTTCTCCCGGAGTCACGGTTATGTCATTGTCTGTAAGGAATGCGCCCGAACCACCACCACCCCCAGCACCACCTTGAAGTGCTGTGGAATTGGATAGTGCAGTGCCGCCTGAACCACCACCTCCCCATCCAGCAATGCTGATCCTGTGAACGTTTCCTGTCACTGGATATCCTGGTGTAGATGATGTGGGCACTTGCCAGGTATATGTACCCGGAGTGGTAAACGCTTGTGTGCCTTGAGGTTTTACAACATTGACTGTTATGCCTCTGGTCTGTGTGGCCTGGCTAGTAGATGAATTACTGGATATAATTATATTGTCGATATAAGTTCCAACATTTAAATTGGCCGCAGTCACAGTAAATGATGCACTGTTGCCGGTCATTGTTGAAAAATTATATCCCACATGGCTGGGCACGTGGGATATTGTTACATATCCGTACTGACTAGTAATACTGTTAATTAATAAATCATCACCGTTGCCAGTGTTTGTGATTGTAAAGTTTGCTTGCGTTGGTGTATCTAATACATCGTACTGCAATGTTGTAGTAGATGGGGTTACGGCTAAGCCATTAAAATCTGCAAGTACATTAGTTGTTACCGGAATAGTCACATTAGAATAACCCAAATAGCCAACATAACTAATGAACGTAACATTTCCAATAAATCCAGTACCAACTTTTTGACCCAGCACACTAATATTAGATACAAATGTTCCGTTTATGGGTATTGTTGCGGGAGTAGTTTGGCTATTAATAGTACTAGAGTGATAATTGCTTGTACTGTCAAGGACAATAACACTATTAATAACTAACGGATAATTACCTGTGTTTGTTATTCCAATACATTGGGGTGCATCTGAATGATGTTGGTATGGATTAAACGTTAGTGAACTAATGTTTGATGTCGGGACGCCGCTGGGTGTGGGGAATATAGTTTCCCAGTTACCGCTGGAGTTTTTAATCCAGCCTGTTTTTACAGGAGTCCATGTAGCACTATCTGTCTTATAAAATAGATTTGCAAGTGCTTGGTATCCGACATTACTCTTTAGAAAGGTAAATCCATTGGCTAAAAATGTCATTTAAATTTGGAACCAAAAGTCTCCGACATTACCTTGACCGGATGAAGGGGATGATGAACTCACAAATTGTCTGCTACCTTGCCACAAGCCAAGACTGCTGGTTGCAATCGCAGTATTCACAAATGCAGTAGTTGCGATACTTGTAGATATGTCTCCAAGCGGCGGAGTAGTTGAAGTTGGTGTGCCCTGCAATGCTGGACCCACATTGAACACTACATCACCAGTGCCAGTTGCACCTGCACTGGTAACGCCCTCAATTGTTATATGCTTGTTAACTGATAAATTTCCTGCAATAGCAGTATCGCCTGTTGCCGGAGTAACAGTAAACATATTTGTGTTGACTGAAAATGCGCCGGTGGTAGATAAACTACCAAACACGCCTGTTTGAGCAGTTAGTGTACCAGTTAGGGTTGGATTGTTGCTTAGTACTAGGCATTGGGTACCTGTGATTCCAGTACTGGTAACCCCGTAGGCAATCAAGTTTCCATTTAATAGCAAATTGCCGTTAACTTGACTTGAACCATCGGCACCGTTAACTCTAAATGCAGTGGTGTCAACACCGCCCACATTTAAATGTAAACTGATATTTCCGTTCAATACGGTATTATAATAACGGGACGTTCCGGTAGGTGCACTATCAATGATAATGTTTCCGCCGCCCACTTCTATGTTAGATGAGAATACTGGAACTATATCTGTTCTAGCATAATTTGCAGCCGCTACGTTGCCCAAACTCTTGGCATTAGTGGCGCTGCCAACAAATAAAACTTCGTTGCTGATGCCAATGGCCACTGTAAAACCTGGACCAATACTGCTGAAACCTGGTATGGGATTTTCTGGACTCAGTGTAAATGTGGGATCGTATGAACTGACTGCAATAACATTATTTTCACTGTAAAATTTTATAATGATGTGTGAGCCGCCAACTGTATCCAGTACAGTTTCTGATATTGCTCCACTTTTTCCGGTCACTGTGCTATAGCCCGGGCCCACCAAAGTCCATGAACTGCCATTCCAAGAATTAAGTTGATAGTTGATTGTGTCCCACCATTGTGTGCCCTGGATACTACCAAATGATGTTGATGCTGGCGCCACATTGCTGACTAGAACCGGACTTACTAATACCCAAGATGTTCCGTTGTAAACGTTTAAAAAACCTGTATTGGTATTGAACCACAACTCACCCGGTAGGGGTTTTGTTGGTGGGTTTGGGTTTGCAAAATTTTGCAATAACTTGATAAAGTTTTCATTTTGATATTGACCAAATAAGGGATAATTTTTACCAAATAAATCCAAGTCAGTGGTGTTTAGCCCCGGATTGATATCCGGACCATCAGCAGTGCCATCTATAATGTTTATTAGTAACTGCCCTGTGGTGGAATTGATTAGGTATGACATCTATTATCCTTGGCTAGTTAAGTTTGTTAAAGTTTGAATACGAACTGTATAGTCAATTTGAATAAGTCTGTTCAGCGATTTTTGTACCGGGTGAAACACCACGTGTGTAAGTAATGGGCCGGTAGAAGTCAAACCACTGGTGCCATCAGTGCTTCTGCCAAATAGTCCCAATTCATCAAATGTATATGTGTCTGTTAGTGTTTGACTGTTGTCAAATGCACTTTGCCCTGCAGGCTCACCATAATCCAGTAAACAATTTACTAGAATATCTGTGTAAATTTGTCCAGGAATGTGACGAATTTGGATAAAGTTTTGTGCAGGGTTTGTATTGGCAGCAGAAGTATCATCCACTACTTTGCTATACGTGGCGTTGTAAAGGTTACTGTTTTGTCCTGTAGTATTTGGGGGCAAATAGGTAATAACACCAGTGGGATCCACTGATGATCCGCCGTTTCCAAAATGCATTTCATATATAAAATTCTGTTCTTTATTGCCCAAGCAGTATGCCAATGCCGTACTGATATTCTCATAATGAATGGCATTGCTTTTATCCTGATAGATGTGCCCAGATATTGGATCATAAATTTTGATATGCCCGCGGACATAAATTCCGCTTAATTCGTCTGGTTTTCTTTGTGTGTTCATATTTGTTTACTCTATCTTTATATTTATTACTTTATACTCTGCCCACTACAACTTCGATTAAGCCCACAGTTGCACTGTTATAATTGCCCAAAGCCTTGCCAATTACTGTACCGATAGCAGGTGTATTATTGGCCATAGCCACGCCCGGAATCGCACTGGTCACCATTAAGTCACCACGTTTGACTTCGCCCACTACTTGACAGGGTACTCGCCCGGTCAACGCTACGTCTACTCCGTCTATTCCAGAATTCATTGTGTATGCAGGATTGGTTGACACAACTCCCGCCACTCTAGTGTCATTGGGCTGGTAACTGGCTGTGACTTCAGTGTCTGTACCAAAAATCACCACAGTTCCCGGAGGATATTGGCTATCGCTCGTATATCTTTCTGCCAAGTCAGCGTACAGTGCATGGACTGCGGTACCATAAATTGCACCAAACCAACTAGATGAACTACCAATTCCAATACTACTATTGGCTGTGGGGTATACGTTTCCGCTGAGATTTGTGATACCAGTTACTGCCAAGTTGCCAATCGCTACGTTTGAGAGATTCGTTATATAGGGTTGAGAGCCGGTGGAGACTACTCCCACTACGTTTCCAGTTACATAAATGTTTCCGCCCACAGATGTATCACCACTAGATACCAATGCGACCGAGTCCACAGCGCCTGCGATGACAGTACCAAATGTTCCAGTCGTTACCCCAATCGTTGTCAATTGATTGGTGGAGACATAGTTTAATATTGTGGGTGCTGTGATGTGGGCTGTAACGTTGGCCGTCTCTACCGGAATATAGGTAGTGCTTAATAAAGTAGACTGTAGGGGTAACGCCGTTATTGTAATTGTCATTTAAATTCTCGCTTTTATATATTTATTATGTTAAATTCTTGATGAATACTGCTTCTACAGTATTGCTTGCTTCTATACCCAATCCATCAGTGACTGCACCAGGAATTTGTCCATAAGTAGCCATGTTAATGAATACTCCACCCACGTTGGCCACTAACTGATCATTGAAGTTGTCTGCAATCAACTGTGATGGCCCAGGCGGTAAATTCAACCATGTAGTGGTGTGTACTGCATTTCCGCCAGGAATCAATTCATAAGAACCTGCCTCAATCACTGGAGAACCAGCAACATGAACCAACGGTGCACCAGTTCCATCAACTGCTCTACGGATCTGACCCAATACCCAATTACCACCACTTTGGGCTATAGTCCAGAATGTAATCTTTTCACCATTGACAAAAACTACACCAGGTTCCAAGAATTCTGTATTGGGCACTGTGAAGTTGCTGGCATTGACCACAGTCATTGATGTATCTGTTATATGCAGGTTTGCCGCCAATGTTGTAGAATGGCTGGGGCTAATTCCGTAATATGTGGGCCATAGTGCAGTATTAGTTGATGCCGCATTGCCCTGCATATTTTGAACTATTCTGTAACCAATATTAGCAGACGCTCCATTGATTGTCATGTTGGTGTATACGCACATATTCAAGTTGTCAAATGTAACACCAGGAACTAATTCTTCCGGAGCATGACTGCTATATGTGTCATAATACCGACCACCGTCTATTATCACATCACCAACGTTTGATCCAAAAGTTGTATTTTTGTAGGTATTTTGAATAGCAGTATCCAAATATGTGGGATCGTTAAAATTGTAGTATTGCAACGACACATTTGCGCCTAACGGAATTGTTTGAGTAATTCCCGAAGCAATAATCTGCGATTGTGTGATACTTGCTATTGTTAAATTATATTGTGAACTGGTGTTGCTATCAATCAATACCAACGGCTCACCAATAGTGTACCCCAAAGTAGTAAAATCAAGTTGACTTACGTTTGAACTAAACAATGAATTTGAATTCGCCCAAGCATAAATTACGTTTGAAGTAATAACAGATGTGCTGTCATTGAATCCAACACCAGTTACTTTTACACCAGGATAGGTAATACCAGTCATTAACTGAGATAAATCTTTTCCGGGCATTGATGCAGTGGGCTGATAGTATGCAAAGATACGATCTGCCGCAGTCGTAAACGAATTGGCATTCAATTGATTGTATTTTGTATAATCAAATAGATTGTTAATTATAATCGGTTGAGTATTGGAGTTGACTCCGTTAACATAAATGTTGCCCCAACGATTTGTATAAGTCCCAGTAATATTAGATACTGTTATTACATTATTGTTTGTAATAGAAATAATCTGAGAATTAGCAGTTGAATTACTTTGAGTAATGTAATTGCCAATGTTCGCACTTACATTACCATTTAAGGTAATAATAGCACTGCTGTAAACATTTGATTTTGCCTCGTATGCCTGACCGTTATAACTTACGATGGTGTTCGCAAGAATAGTAGTAGACGGGGCCCATGCAACAACATTACTTGAGTATGTTATACGATCAAATTTCAGTGTAGTATCAAAAGTTCTTACAGTATTGTAACTCTGATTGATAAATTGGGTGTATGATGAAGTTGAAGTAACTGTGGTATTTAAATTTGCGTAATCATTAAAGATATATTGATTGCTTGCAAATGTACCACTCACATCTATTAATGTGATTACATTACCTGTACTAGACGTATATACTGTACCAGCGGCTCCGGTATTTGCTTGAGTAATAATATTACCAGCATATACTGTAACGTTTGCGTTGGCATTTATAGTAACAGTGGGCAGACTATCAACAAAGTAATAATTGCTTAATCTTGGATATCCTGCCGCACCAATACCGGTACCATTAATTTGTATAGTTGGAGTGCTAGTGTATCCGTATCCGGGCTCAATTACTTGGAACGATTCTATCTTGCCTGTGGTAAAATCTACTACGGCTTGAATATTTGCACCAGTTCCGCCACCACCAATTACTGACACAGTGGGTGTTAAATAGTATCCGCCCGCTTCGGTTAATGTAGATACACTAACAGCATTGACTTGTAGATTTGATACTCCATCATAAATGTAGCAATTTGCATTTACGTTAGTTTGGAATGTACCTATAACATCTACCAAGTTAATAATACTGGTTTCTGACACCGATGCTTGGACAACGCCAGTTGCGCCAGTTGACAATTGTGTTATAATGTCACCAGTGTTAACAACCACAGGACCACTTACTGTTAGAGTAGTAACTGTACCAACACCCGCATTAGTGACAACTACATCGCTGATACCATAGGTATGATTGTTATACCATTGGTTGTACTGTGGTAAACTGCTTAGTGCGTATTGATCGTATACCCCAGTTCCGTTTGGACTACGATATGCTTTGATATTGGCTAGGTAAGTGGCTGGTATATCAAAGTCAGTTGTATCACCGTAGTACTCATCGGTACCAGTATAGTCAATCTTGTATTCTCGAATACTTGTTCTATAAGGTTTAACTTCGTTGATATATTCTTCATAATATGTTTGATTATCCGGAATATAACTTGGGTATTGAGCCAATTTACGTAATTGGTGCAATATGCTAATGAAACTTGTTTTGAATACCCAATCAACTGCGGGTTGTTCTGTTAAAATATAGTTAATCAATGAGAAGAATAAACTATTGAAATTACCCAATAAAGTATCTACAAAGATATTGTTTTGTATTGCTTTAAATATGATTCTTATTTCATTTGCCGCAACATTACCTGAGTATAATTCACTACTGAATTGTAGAGTTCCGTTTTGAATACCAACTAGATCAGTAGTACCATCACTATTGTATCGATAAATGGCAAATTGGTTATTACCGTTATTCAATACCTTTACAGTGTCTCCGGAATTCAAAGATAGTCCGGCTATAGCAGTAGTTGTTGCCACTACATAAGTGGGCAACACTGTGGGATCATAAGTTGAGTCGTACCAATCAACCTTATCCCAATACATTTGCGTATTGTAACTTTGGATGATCGATGCGTGCCAAATACTACCATTCCATACATAAGTAGACCACAAGCCGTTTTCAGTCTCGTCTGCCAATACAAGGATAGTATATCCCACTTGTAGTCCGGATGTGTTTACATAAGTCAAATCAGCATAACTGGCAACTTCTAAATCATATGTTGTTGGCAAGGGCAAGGGTTCAGATTCATACAGAGGAGTAATATTGAATTCTTCAATAATAGGATATTGAATCAATACCCCGTTTACATACTGCACAAAGTTTTCCAGTGCTGTTAATCTATTGACAAACAGAGTTTGGTTGGGGTTTACGCCCAAGCCAATCATTGACTGCGGTGTAAGGCCTGTTGCTGGTACAGGGTTTCCAACAGAATCAATACCACTTAAACTATCAATCATCTTGTTGACGATGCGTGTGGGTATTTGACTGCTACTGTTGCCCTCTTGTACCAATTGATATTCGCTGTGAATAATATTTGTATTCTTTAGAGTATCAAAGTCAGCGTGAAGTACTGTGGAATTACCTGATAGTAAATTATTCACTCCGTACAAACTTATCGTATCATCACGCAATACTGCGGCATAGGGAATGCCCTGTGCTTGAGGATTTTCAATAATCGATTGAATTGTACTTACTGTGTTTTTGTGTGTAGATCCAACTTCCAAACTGGTCTTGCCATAAACCCAATAATAGTAGGTACTGGTTACTAGGTTGGTTACTGGATTTATTTTAGTCTCGACTACATAAGCCGTATTATTTGGATACAGAGGTGTGCCAAGACCATCGTATGCGCTGGGTGGCATACTGCTTGCTACCCATTCACACACCTGCACTTGGCTTCCTGGGAAGAAACTGCCCCAATTATTGGCGCGATAAGTTAAGTTACCTTGTTCATAATCTATGTAACGCACAGCATCAATGTTCCACCAAGTTTTTGTAACTTGATCTGCGCCCCAGTGGAAATCCAAACTGTTTGCTAGGTTGGGGGTTGAATCGACTCCACCAACTGCATTATATACTGCTGGATCGTAAGCCGTAATAAAGTCCAAGTCTTCTGCGGCAGCACCCAAAATCTTGCCCTTGGCTGGATCAATATAATCCAAGTTAGTTAAGATTGTTGATGTAGTTGTATCGTACAAATAGAATCTACTGATGCTATTGATATCAACTTGTGGTTGTTGTTGAGATATAATATCCCACCCAACATTTCCGCTAAAGTTATTGTAGGTGTAATAAGTGCCTGCATTGGGCAAGTTAACATACGCACCACTCAATGTGCTTATTGTTAGATTATTGCTGTCGCCAGGGGCTCCAACAAGCATTATATTACTATTCATAGCAACACTATATCCAAATTGATCGTTTGGACTTAGGCTGTTGTTTTGTAGTCGTTGTACAAGTACGTATTGGTCAGGTGTATTGGCTGTAAACGAACCATTAACAAGTCCGTATATATAAACCATACCAGATCCCTCGATACTATCAACAAACGAGGTTGATCCGTAATCAAACATCGTTGTTGCATTTTCAAATGTTGTGATATTTTGTGTGCTTCCGCCACTTGCACTAATAACCAAAGTAGTGCTGTCGGGACTAGAAATAACTTGTGAACCAAATTGGTTTACATCGTCCGTTGCGGGATGAATAAATGACTGTACATTTGCATAAACATTCAATCCAAGATTTGCTAAGGCAGTTCCAGGACCAGGACCCAATACCAATTTCTGATAGGGGGTTGCAACGTTGCTGACGATTGTTAGTGCTCCATAAGGTTGGGCTATTGCGCTAACTCCGGCAATATTTGCTTGATTAATGTTGGTTGCTACATTGGCAACTGTATTTCCCGTAAAGGTAACATTAAACCCGTTAATTCGGATACTGTCTCCCACAGAGATGTTTGGTGCAAAATTAGTTCCAGTAATGGTGCCATAACTTGCGCCTTGATTTACAAATCTATAAACAATACCACTGTG